GTGGTGGACGTTGCCGAACTCTTAGGCGATGAATGTTACGGCGGACTCGACTTGGCAACCACGCGAGATTTGAACTCGCTGTGCCTGTTATTTCCACCGCGCCCGGCTACAGACACGAAGCCTGCACGCCGGAAGTGGGTTGCGCTATGGTGGTTCTGGTGTCCATTGGACACGGCGAAGGCACGCGGCGAGCGCGATAAGGTTCCATACGAGCAGTGGGGTAAAGAGGGATTTGTGCATCTGACTCCCGGCAATGTCACTGACTACGATGCAATCCGTAAAGACATCGCCGGGACGTACATCGTGGCCGGGGAAAACGAGCGCGGGCAAGTGTTACACGATACCGACTGCATCGCAGACAAGTTTCGCATCGTGGAAATCGCCTATGACCGTTGGAACGCATCGCAGCTTGTTAACCAATTGGCAGGCGACGGTGTAACGATGGTTCCGCTGGGGCAGGGATTCCAAAGCCTTTCGTCTCCAATGAAGGGCATCGAACGCATCGTGCTCAACAAGACGTTAGTTCACAATGCGAATCCCGTGGCACGGTGGAACTGCTCGAATCTGGCGGCGGCGACCGACCCGGCTGGCAATATCAAGCCAGACAAGGAAAAGAGCACGGAGCGAATCGACGGCATGGCGGCGCTGGTAGATGCGATGGCGCGGGCCATGACGCGAGACGTGGATGACGGCGGGTATCGTCCCTCAATCTTCGACAACGGGCCTGTGGTCATAACATAAAGCCAGAAAAGGTGATGTATGAAAGTGGACAAAGCTGATATTGTTGGACTGGTTGGAGTTGGGTTGTTCGTTGCTGGTGTGGCGAGACTTTCGATTGCTGCTGCACTGATGGTTGCCGGGCTGATTTGTTGTGGGTGGTCTTACGTGACGGCCATAATCGCCAGCAAGGGTGAAATCCCAGCCGAAGAATTGAAACGCCGGACAATTGACCTGCTGCGCGAGTATCAAATTGAGACGCCCGGCTGGTTGACAGGAGCGACGGATGGGTTATCTGACGAAGTTGGCAAGTGAGTTTCGCTCAAGTCTGGAAAACCCACAAACCCCGCTATCGTACCCCGCAGAGTGGCTGTTGGATATTTTCAACGGCGGGCGCACCGACTCTGGCATCCGCGTCAGTGAGCTAACCGCTCTCCAAGTTACTACCGTTTTTACTTGCGTTGACATTATCTCCAGCGCCATTGCAGCCGCACCTTTGAACGTGTACGAAACGCTGGGCAACGACTCCATCCGTTTAGCCGAAGATGAGAACCTGCACTTCGTTTTGCACGATGAGCCAAACGAGGAAATGACCTCGCACACGTTCCGCAAAACGCTCCAGTGCCACGCCTTGTTGTGGGGCAACCTGTATGCGGAAATTCAGCGTGACTACGCAGGCCGCCCGGTCGCGCTGTGGCCTCGCACGCCGAATAACACGGAGCCGCGCCGGGCCACGGCACAGTTTTCGTTCCGCGATGCGTTAGGCGAACTTCATACCATTCCGCAGGGCTACTTGTTCTATGCGACGCGAGACGGACAGACAGCCGTTGATGGGCAGATAAAAGAACGATACATCGAATCGGCAGACATGCTGCACATCCCCGGCCTGTCACTGGATGGCCGCCTTGGGAGAAACGTCATCGAGTTGTCGCGGCAGGCAATTGGCCTTGCGCTGGCAACGGAAAAGTTTGGTGGCAAGTTCTTCGCCAACGGGCTGCGTCCGACTGGCGTTGTGACGCTGCCCAATAAAATGACGGCGCTTGCGGTTGAGAACTTCAAGCGTTCGATGAGTGAGGCATACGGCGGCGAGAACATGCTGCGTCCAATGGTCATCGAAGAAGGGATGACGTGGACAGAGCAGCGCATCGCAGCGAACGAAGGGCAGTGGACAGAGACGCGAGAGTTTCAGGACGCAAAAATCGCATCGCTGTTTCGCGTACCGCTTCGCATGGTGGGCGTCAACAAGGGCGGCTCCAATAAAGGCACGGCAGAGCAAGAGGGTATCGAGTTCGTCAACTTCACCCTTCGCCCGTGGATTGCGCCGTGGGAGCAGGAACTCAAGCGCAAGTTGATGCCGAAGAAAGGCCGCAACTCAGGGCGCTTCTATCCCGGCTTCGACCTTGAGGATTTGACGCTGCCGGATGCGGACAGCCGGGCGAAGTTCTACACCCTGTTGAAGCAGTGGGGCATCGCCAACACAGACGATATTCGTAAGAAACTTCGCTGGAATCCGGTTGGCGGGAAAGCAGGCAAGACCTACTGGATGCCCGTCAACATGCAGGACGCTTCCGACCCAATGGGCGCGTCATCAGGCGGCGGCGCTACTGGCGGGGAACCCGGTGGGCCGCCGAAACTTCCACCCGCGCCGGGCGCGAAAGAGCCAACCACGGAACCGCCTATACCGAAGGCTGGAGGGCCGGAAAAGAAGTTCTGGCATCTACATCCGATGTTTGCGGATGCCTTCCAACGGTACATGCGTGGCGAAGGCACAGAGGCACGTTTGACCCGCGCATTCCTGCCCGTTTTGCTGTGTATTGCCAGTGCAGAAGCCGATGACGCCAGAGCAATTGGCTGCGACCCGTTCGATGAAACGACGCCCGAAGTAGCACTTGGATGCAGGGAATATCTAAAAAAGATGTTCAATAGAGCTACATCGTGGCAGAATGATGAAGGTGCTCCACTCCATGAAGTAGGGAACGCGGCAGAGGCACTACGGATTGTGGTTCGGTCAAAGTCTCAGGCGGAGGTAACAACGTGAGCGTAAAGCGTGAGTTGCGGGTAGTCGCGTCCGGCGTGAAGCGGGCGGCTGACGGTGACAAGCCAGCTATCGAGGGTTACGCTGCTACGTTCAACTCCCCGACCGAAATCGGTGGGATGTTCGGCGGCTTCCGTGAAGTAATCATGCCCGGCGCTTTTGTCCGCAGTCTCAACGCTGGCGCAGACGTGCGTTGCCTGTGGAACCACGACCCCAATGTTATTCTTGGTCGCACCAAAAGCAAAACTCTTGTTTTGAAAGAGGATGCGAAGGGTTTGTTTTTTCGGTGCGAACTGCCCAACACTCAGGCCGCCCGTGATTTGTATGAGTCCATCAGCCGTGGCGATGTCGATTCCTGCTCGTTCGGTTTTCAGGCAGTAAAGCAAAACTGGCTGGAGACGAAATCGGACGACCCAAGTGCGCTTCCGACGCGAGAGCTTTTGGATGTCGAGTTGTTTGATGCCGGGCCTGTAACCTTCCCGGCGTACAACCAGACATCGGTGGATGCTCGCAATCTGTGGCCGGACGGAATGCCAGACGAAGTGCGGTCGCACTTGCGGTACTCGGAAGACCAACCCCGCGACGAGCACGGCAAGTTTGCGAGCGGTGGCGGTGAAGGTAGCGGCAGTGGAAAAGAAGATTCTGGCGCTTCTGGCCTAACCGCAAATACCGCATCGGCCATTGGCGAAAAAGCTGGGAAAGACGCTGCGGACAAGTGGAAGGGCGGCGACTGGAAACACCAGCAGATATCCAATGGCAATCTGCCCGCTTCCCCAAGCAAGCAGGATATTGAGGATGCGAAATACAGCGACGCCGCGAATACGCTCAATGGTTTGGCGGACGCACACGGCTTAGACCCGGCATCGTCATCGCAGCACGAAGAGTTGGTCGGTGCGATGGTGGAAAGTTTTTGCGAAAAATCCGGCCTTTCGGATATTGGACGGTTGGCAGACGAGATGCACGATGCTCACAACCCGATGGGGGTTGGTCGTTCGCACGAACGCAGTGGAGGGGAGCACCGTATGAAGTGCTCATGTCGTTGCGAATCGTGTAGCACGGACGGCAAGTGTTCCGGCTGCACTGGCGAAAATTGTTCAAGCTTCTGCTGCGCGGCGGACGGCTGCACAATCCAGAAGCGTTCGGCTGACAATGCCACCGACGCCCGCGACCGAAACTGTCAGTGCGACTGTGATGAATGTGTTGACGGCAACTGCATCGACTGTACTGACCCGGAATGCGATGACCCGAATTGCGACGGGCATGAGCGGGCGGCGCAGCCGTATGAGCCGACTGAAATTTTCGAGTCATCCGAAGTTGCGGCGATTCGCTGTTCTTGCGGATGGGATGTCCCGGCAGCGGTTATTTCGGTGAACCGGGCCGCGTTTGAGGGTCACGCGGAAATGAGGCACGCGGGCGCGGAGCGCCGGGCGGCATCGCAGGCATGGAAGGTTGACGGCGAGGAACTTTCGCTCAAGGCGTTTGCCTATCGCGCTGCCGACAAGCCGAAACTGCCAATCGCATTTTCGACAGAGGAAAAGACGAAAGCGCACATCCGTAACGCTATTGCCCGGTACAACCAGACCAAGATGCCAGACGCAGAGGAAAAGGCGAAGGCATGGGGTCGCATCACGGCTGCCGCGAAAGAGAACGGCATCAAGGTGAGCGAGAGCAACAGCAAAAAGTGGAACCTCACGCAAGAGCAGCGCGATGAATTGCGTGAAGCCCGCGTCGCGGAGTGGGGGCCAGCGAATGACCCGGACAACGACGGCGACGATGACAGTGCGATTCTGGAGGCCATGCGGACGGCGGTTTCATCCTGTGAGCATGTCTCAGAATTATTGGAAACGGCTATCGAGGATTACGATGAAGAATCCCTCACGGCGGCGCAAACGGAATGTCGCAAGGCAGTCGCAGTACTTGAGAAGGCTGCGACCGTCATCGGAACCGAGTTGGCGGAGGGACGCTCCGCGACGGCTGCGCCGGAAACATCGTGCGTGATTCTCCAGATGCGGGCGCGGGCCGTGGCCGCGACGCTGGAATAAGTTTCTGCTGTCGGCTGGCTGTTAGCCACCCGGCAGGGCATGGCAATCCCCGCTGAATGCGGCGGTCGGCGTGCAACGCAAGTAGTTAAACGTTGTTTGGCCTCAACCATCTAACCCGTCTCATTTGAGACCGAGGATTGCCATGAATATGAAGGAAAAGCGTGAGAAGCGCGGAGCCATTGCAGCACAGATGGCAGCACTTTGCGCTACGTCTCCCATGACCGATGAGCAGCGGGCGCAGTTTGCCGCTCTCGACACCGAGCAAGCCAGCTTGCTTACGGAAATCCAGAGCGAGGAACGGGCCGCCGCCCTCGTTGCCGAAACCACGACCACGGTTCGCCCGCCGAATGGCGCAATCGAAGGCCAACAGCAGACGCAGCAGCAGCGCGAAGCCGACACCGAGCGGTACATGGCGGCGTGGCGTAGCTACATGAAGAACGGCCTCGAAGCGACTCAGTACCAGCGCGGCGTGAAGCCGGAAGACCGGGACATTCTGTTCCGTCACCGCCAGCAGGTAGGCGGAGTCGAAGCCCGCGACATGGGCGAAGGCGGCCCGCCTTTCGGTGCGTACCCCGGTTCGACCACGGGCTTCTTCGTTCCCGTGGGATTCGTCAACAAAGTCGAATCGGCTATGAAGTGGTTTGGCGACATGCTGGGCGTGGCGACCGTGATGGAAACCGCGACCGGACAGCCTCTCCCCTTCCCCACCGACAACGACACCGGAACCATCGGTGAACTGGTGGGTGAAAACTCTCCGGTTTCAACTGCGGACGTGAGCCTTGGACAAATCACGTTCGGCGCATTCAAGTTTTCGACCAAGATGGTCAAGGTCTCGATGGAACTGTTGCAAGACAGTGCCTTCGACCTCGACTCGTTCTTGGCACAGAAGTTCGGAATGCGCTTGGGCCGAATCCTGAACAACAAGTTCACGGTGGGCGCTGGAACGACTGAGCCTACGGGCATCGTGACGGCGGCGACTGTGGGTTTGGGTCAGGGCACAACCCCGGCCATCTTTGGCGATGACAACGCGGTGTCGCCAGACCCGACGCAGCAGGTTGGCTACATCGACTTGACGAACGTGACGCACAGCGTCGATAAGGCGTACCGTCCATACGGCAAGTTTATGATGCACGACTTGACGTTGCGGTACATCAAGACGCTCAAGGACAAGTACGGTCATCCGCTGTGGGTGCCGGGCATGGCCGTGGGAGCACCGGACACCATCCTCGGCTACGCCTACTCCATCAACAACGACATGGCTCAGTTGGGAGCCAGCAACAAGACGGTCATCTTCGGTGACCTGACCAAGTACCTGATTCGCCGGGTCAAGGATTTGTCCATCCTTCGCCTGACGGAGCGGTACGCGGAACTCGGACAGGTTGCCTTCATCGGGTTCGCCCGGTACGACGGAAACCTGCTCGACGCGGGCACGCATCCAGTGAAGTTCATCCAGCAGCACAGCTAATAGCTGGATGGCGGAGTAGAATGGTGCGCGTGGGTCATCCGGCTCACGCGCACTTTTTGAAGGTAGGTACAGATGACGGCATGTACTCGTTGCGGCGGTATTGTGGATGATGATGAAACCCGGTGCCGGGGGTGTGGGAAGCAGTTTATTTCGGCAGTGGCACTGGAGCACGCTACCCAGCAGACCGCACTACTGGAGCAAATGACGGCATTGCTTCGTGGGCTTGCGGGAGTGAAAGACGGGCAGGCGACGCCAGCACCCGAAACTGGAGCAAAGTCAAAGGCGGCGCGGCGAGAAACGAGGTAAGGCGGCATGGCAGCAATCATCCCGGACAGAGCCAATCCTCAGTTCTGCGAGCCAGTCTCTCTTGCCCGCGCCAAGGCGCATTTACGGGTAATTGATACCAGCCAAGATGACCTTATCGGCGTCCTGATTTCCGCAGCGCGGGAGTATGCGGAGACGTTCACCGCCCGCTCGTTCATCAACAAGGGCTTTATTCAGATGCTCGACTGCTTTCCGTACTACACGGACAGCGCGATGTCGCAGCAGGCGTACCCGCCGAATTATTACTCACTGCCGCGCTACGCATCGAATATGTGGAACTACAGCCAGATGATTAAGCTGTTTCAAAATCCTCTGGCATCAGTTGACCACATTCTCTACATGGCGGCGCAAGACGGCCTGCCGAACGGTGCTCCCACTCCGCTACTGGTTGCGCCGATGCCGTGGTTTCCACTGGAGTATCACGACCTTGGCGATGAAATAACCGACTCCAATGGAAACATTCAGGTGTGCATCAAAGCGGGAGAGAGCGCACTGACTCCGCCGCCCGTGTGGGGTTTGGCAGGGGAGCAATTCAACGAAGGCGGATTTGGCGAAGGGCCGTATGGCGGGGCCGGGGAAACCGATGACGGCACCGTGAAATGGTTATATGTTGGCCCGGCTCCAGAAACGCAGTTTATCTTCGATGACGCCTCGGAGCCACCACGGATATTTCCGCTCGCCGGGCAAACATGGCCGCCATGCGCTTACGTACCAAACTCGGTACGCATCCACTATGTCGCCGGATACAATAACGACGCGCTGATTGCGGTGCAGGTGCAGGCATGGGCGAATAAGCAATCTCCCGCACCATCGGCGGACGAACTGGCAACTTATGAAGCCACACTGCGGCAGGATGACGTACCACAGGCAGCGATGGCTGCGATGCTGGCTTATATCACGTACTGGTATGAGAATCGTGAAGCCGTGAGTCCGACCGCGCTCAAGGAAGCGCCGAAGATGGTTGACATGCTGTTATGGTCGCTGCGCGTACTAGATGCTGCACCAACGAGGGGCTAAGTGAAAGTTTCCGTCATCATTCCCGTGGGGCCGGACGACCGCAGCCATCTACTGCCGCTTGCGCTGGATTCCTATGTTAGTCAGACATGGCCAGAGCGCGAGCTTATCGTGATAGACGACTCGCCTGTTTCGCACGAAGCCTTGGTGCGGCGCTGTGTGCCGGACGCGGTGTACCGCCACATCGACCCGGCAACAATCGGGGCGAAACGGAATATGGCGTGCGAGGCGGCGACGGGCGATGTCATCGTTCATTTTGACTCAGACGATTGGAGTGCTCCAGATAGAATCGAGCACCAAGTTAACGGCCTGCTCACGACCGGAGTTTCGCTGTTCGGATATTGTGCGGCCTTTTTCTGGTGCAAGAGAACCGGGAAAGCGTATCGCTACATCGGGCCGCCAAACTACTCGATTGGGGCGGCGATGTGCTATCGCCGTACATTCTGGCAAGCCAATCCGTTTCCAGACGTGAGCAACGCCGAAGATAACCACGTCGTTTTTATCGCACGCAACGCAGGCGTCATCGCGGCGAGTGACGGCTTCCAGCGGATTGTCTGCCGCGTGCATGATACAAACGTGACGCGCAGCGGTGAGCGGGTAGGAAATAACAATTGGCCCGAAGTGCCTGCCGATTGGCTGCCAGCGTCTTTCTTCGAAGCGGAGCAACGATGCAGCAACTAAGAGCGAGCGACCTTCGCAATTTGGTGAATATCCAGACTCGCGATGCCGGGAGCGACGGCGAAGGCACGCCCGTGCAAACGTGGTCAAACTTTGCGAGCAACGTTCCCGCGAAAATCGTTTCTCAGGGCGGCAGTGAGGGCTTTGGTAATCAGCAGTACACCCCGGAAACG